AGTTATCTGTAGAAGAACTATCTGATTTCTACCTGACTGACCAGTTTGTTGAGAAGAATTGGCTAATATTGATCCTAAATTAGTGGTAGTATCTCTGAAACCCTTGAACTTGAACGACATGCCAGGTTGTAGGCTATTAATGTCTATATCACCACTTAATTTGGTATAAACAGTCACATCTTGCGGTATTCTTATTTTTTTGATAGCCGAATCTAATGATGCTATAACTTCTGGCATATTGTCATCAGGAGAAGTTTTTTCTATTTTGTTAGCAGGAACACCAGCAGGCAATGATGATAGTCTATTGTTTATATCATAATATCCTGTGCTTGTGAAATAATAGATGGCATCAAGTTCTCGGTCATCATATTTTTCTGGACCATAAGCTTTAGTTAAGTCTTTATGAGTTTGTTGGACTATAGGTAACATAGCATTATTGAAATTACCATAATCATCAGCATTCTGTGTTTGAAATGTATTAGACTTCACAGCTTTATTGAATGGTACTAACTTATCATTCTGTACAATATGTGTGACTTGTTGTGTTTTTGGATCCACATAACGCCCAAATCCAACATATTGTAGATTGAGACTCTTTGCTTGTTTAGTAGCAGGTGAAGTGGGTTCTATCTTAGCTAGGTTTAAATTTTCATTGATATTTCTCATTCTGAGAACTCCATTTCATTTGCTTGTGTCTCAAACTTAGATGGGAGCATTGGAGTACCATCTGGATTCAATGGCATACCTGTTTCGTCTGTCATTGGTTGACCACTTTGCTGTGCAGCCAGTTGTGCTTGTTGTTGCTGTTGTTGAGCAAATTGCTGTTGTTGTTGGTCTGCTTGTTGTTGTGCAGCAATGGCATTCTCTTGATCCATTTCCGCTTGCATTTCTTGGACTTCTTCTTCATCCAATTGCAACACATTCTTTTTTACCCATGCCATAGAATAATATCTACCAACATATGGATCTACAAGTTGCAAAATGCCTAATCTTGACGTAAGAAGTTCAGCTTCTTTAAGTTCTGTAAAGTTATTATCTTTCTTGAAATCATACCAAATGTCTTCTTTAATTTCTTTCCATTCTTCGTCTGTGCAGATTCTCTTAAGTACAAGTTGTACACGAAGCATATCATCAAACATTGTAGAGAATTTGCTACGAAGTCTTTGTACAAACTTGGTAAATTTCAATTCATCTCTGGTAATTTCTGTTGTTCTACCAAGAGAGAATCCTGATTGTTGTTCTAATCTTGAAATAGGAACACCAAGTGACTTATACAATTTCTTTTCAAAATACTTTACGTCTTCAAGTTCACCTAGATTTTGACCACCAGGAAGTGTAGTGATTTCTGTGCCCTTACCACCTTCACGTCTTGGTAACCAAAAATCTTCGAGCATCGAGAGATGTTTACGATCATCTCTAATCTCACCTGTCGTGGAATCATAGACAAGTTTATTACGATACTTGATCATGATATCACGAAGATACTGTTCTGCTTTAATTGTTGTCATATTACCAACGTCAATATAGAATATACGTCTTTCAGGAGCTCGTGATAATCGGTAAATGACAGTGGCATCTTCGATCATACGAAGCTGATTGAGAGGCTTAATTGCTTTATGAAGATATGAGAGAACCATAGCTCTCTTGGCATCCATAAGCCCTGAGTTTGTATTGACGATTGAGTCTACAGCAATCTTGGCGCCCATATTAGAATGTGCACCAATTACACCTCTTTCGTTATACAGATAATATTCTTTTTGTGTTTTGATGATTTCCATGCCCGTCTTGGGATCACGTGTTTTTTGTATTTCACGAATCTTACGAATACGGCGAGGATCAATATATCTTAGCTCTTGAATACCTAGTGCTGGCGATGCTTCATCAATAACAAGATGATAGAATACACGACCGTCAATATACCAACGTCTGAAAATATCATGCCCCATATTACCAAAATTTAGCAATCTGAGAATTGATTCAAATTCTTGTCTGATTCTTATCTTTACTGGATCTGGTAATTTAACATCATCTAGATTGATATCAACAGATTCACCACTATCTTCCATAACGATTGCTTCGTTAACTATTTCATCAATAGCAGTTTCAAGTTCTGGCTGCATTGACATTTCACGGTAGCGAGTGATAAGTTCTATTTCATTTCTTACAACACCGTCAAGATCAACATATGTGCCATAATATGCACCTGATTGTATGGTAACTGCACCATCATCAGTTTGCGGTAAAGCAAATGTTTTTTGTGTCTGTTCTTGAGGTGTTTGTTGTTGATTGTCTTTGGGTTTACGACCTATTTCAAAGCCGAACAAGTTTATCGCCACCGACTGTATTCCTTTCAAAGAAGGGGTGGAGAATATCTCCACCCGATATTACAATTATATAGTATTATCCAATAGCAGGTAATTGTGGGCTCAGAGGAACATTAGAACCCAGAACATCAGTTGTGGCGCCGTTAGTACCAGCGTTCCACTCCCACCATTGATAAGCAAATGTGACAGCATATTCTTCGATGCTATCATTTGCACCCCAATCTAGTTCAATTGGGCTAATATCAATTGGAAACAATCCAATAAATTTATACTTTTTAATAACATTACCTGTTTTACCAAATTGTGTTACATAACCATCTTGTTGATAACCAGAATCGCCCTTGATGAAATTAGGGTTACGAAGGTTACCAACGTGAGAGTTAAGACCACTTAACCACTTTTCAAAAGCATCACGAATCTTAAAATCTTCATCATTGATGATAGTAACAGTCCACTCAGGGAATGATCTGTTACCAGCAAACTTTAGTTCACGACCAAAGTAGAATTGTGGAATTTGGTTTACTGTCGAACCAGGCAATTGTGATGCTCTAGCCATAAATGTAAATTGTTGCTGAGCACCACCACCAGAAACAGCAGTAGGAAATGTTAGATCACACTTGAACAAATTAGGACGGGCACCGTCATAATTCATTTGTGCTCTAAATTCTTGTACTCTAAATGACATATTTAAATACTCCTTTATGTTTTATATATTTATGTCTATTAATTAGAATTTACCAACAATTTCTTCAAACGCCACACCTGTACGAACAGCAATGAAGTTTAGCTGGATGAAGTTGATAGAACGTGCTGGCTTGATGTAAATATCACCAATAAACTCATTTCTATCGATTACTTCAGGAGTATTATTTGTACTATCGCAAACGACACGGAAGTCATAGATACCACGACGACCTTGCACATCTCTCAAGAATGGTTCAACAAGGGCTACGAATTGTGCTCTTGTAAATTCATCATTGAACTCGAATAGTGAATATCTAGCTGCTCTTGCGATTGCCTTTTCTAGAACGATAAACAATCTTCTTACGTTGATGCGATCAAATGCAGATGGCTTAGCAAGCATTGTCTTGTCACCATAAAGGATTACACCTTCACCTGGGAACGAAACAACTGGGTTGACACCAGCAACATATAAATCGTCTCTGTTACCTTTACCTGGATTCCAAGCAAGTTTAACAACATTCTTAATATGACCACGATTGAATCCAGCAGGTGAGAACCAAGGATCACGTTCAAAGTCTGTACGAACGCATAGACCGGCAATGTCACCATTTAGAGGTAACCAGCGATATACGTTATTATACTTGTCGAACTGACACTTCCAGTTACCATCCATAACAGCATATGAAGATGAATTAAATTCATTTCTTGTCGAAACAATATCTGTTACTTCGTTGCCATAGTTATCGATAACGTCATTAAATTGTGGTGAAATGAATGCCACGCAATCTCTTCTTGATTCGGCAATATCATCAACAATATATTTTGAAACTGTTGTATTTGCCGCACCGGTGATGATAAGAGAAACATCGATAGCTTCTGGATTAGCAAATTCATCATATCCACGAATGATATCTGCATTTGATGGAAGACCGTCTGCACCATTTTTCAGAGATGCTGTATATTCGTTTAGTCCTTGCGCATAAGAAGTGTTTGCTGCTGATGTGCCCCATGTAGAAGTATTATCGACACCAGTCGAATCAAGGGCTGAATTGATGATATAGATATATCTTGATTTGCCGTTGATTACATTTACATAATAATTTGAAGAACCGTCATCATTTCTAGCATCTGAAGCTTTAGAGACATATGGGAACTTTTCAAGGACTGTATTTGCTACACCTGAGAATTTACCATCTTCGTCTACAACGATAATGTGCATTTCGTCATTAGCACCATTTACATTTGATACATAAGCAGATGTGCTTGGTACCCCATTAAATTCTTTATGATATGTCCATGTAGAATATGCTGTAGAATTAGGAGATGCCCATAGAGAAACCTTTAGTGTATTGCCAAGTGATCCAGGATATCTTGCAGCAAACATACCATAAGAATTTTCTGCTGAAAGGTCATGATAATTTAATTCATAATCATCTCTGTTTTGAATCAGGAGACCCGATGCACCATTAGCCACAGCATTCTTAGCGGCGGTATTTGAGGCAGCACGGACAACACGGAGATTTCTAGCATATGCCAGGAAGTTGGCGCAACTGAAAAATGATGTATACGTATTAGCGTCTGGTTTTCCAAAAATAGTAGCAAGTTCTACTTCATTACCAATACTTTGTACTGTGTTCATTGGTCCCCAAGCGAAAGGACCAGCAAAAGCGCCTTCCGTTGTACCAACTGCTGGCACAATAGTTGTCAAGTCAATTTCAGAAACATTTACGCCTGGTGAAAGCTGAAATGGCATTTTTTATTCTCCTTTTTAGGATAATTATTTACTCTTCTTTGTATTTAGAATTTTGATGTTTTTTACAATTTATGTTTATTTGATAGAATATCCCATTCCAAATTATCAAAGACATATCTATTTGAACGCCCGTTCACCCATCTCTCTTTGATATCTCGCATTTCCTCTTCTTTATCGAACGGATCATCTAATCCATCGTCTATAATACCAAATGGTACAATATCTTGGTCCATTATGTTCAGTTGCTCTTTTTGGAGAGCACTACGAATGTCATTATTAATGTTTTCCTTGAAATATCTTTGACCAGTCAACCAGCCAAAATGAACAAGAGTCATTGCTAAATCGTCGTTATTACCTTCTTCAGCTTTGAAAGTTTGTTTATCTGCTGAAAAGGTCATTAATTCTTGGATTGTGTCATAATCTGTCAAAATCAGCTTATCAGACTCAATTAACGTCTTAAGATTGGCACAACCAATAGCTTTTGTCTGTTTTGATGTTTTGAGACCATAAGCTATCTTTTTCTTGAATCCAGGTGTGTGTTGTTGTCCTTGTTTACCTTTTAACTCGATCTTAATAAGATTTTCATAGGCTAATTCATGATGAAGAATATCTGCTACTTGAAGACCGATAGAATTAATTTCTACTAAGACAAAGGCATCATTATATAATCTAGCCGCTTGTAGGATCAGCGTAGGGAATATCAATGGCTGTATTTTATTGTTTCTGTATTTGGCTATCTGTCTGTATGGAAAAAATGTCACATCAATAATTGAAAATGTAGAATAGTCTTGATTTAGACCTTCAGCCACATCTACGGTCATAACATATGTGTGATTGGGTTCTGGTTCTTTATAGATATGGAAACTATCGTTCATATCTTTACGAATCGCATTATGCCATACTAATGATCTGAGTTTCAAAGGATGGATGAGTGTGTTTGTTGAACCAATAAATTCGCAGTTATGTGAGAGAATTCCGTTTGTGTAATATGAATTATCTTTACCTGAATTTATGATATCATAAACATCTTCTACATAATTATTCTCTCTTATTGAAATTATCATTTTGAAACCATTTTCAGTTTCAATTACATCACCCACATATAGTGAAGATAGTTCTTTAAATCCAAATGGTGTATTGAATTTATGATTTAATGTAACATCGATGTATTCCGAATCTTCAAGAATAACAGAAAATGTCTTTTTTTCTGATAATTTTTGAACCCCACTAAAATCTTCCCACCCATTTTTTGTTTTTATATTATACTTTAAATTCTGACCAAACATT